TTAACGTGCCAAGCACAATCCATTGATGAAGTAATCGCGCATCCGTAAACACCCGCATAGTTGTGAGTAATTGCGTTTGATTCACCACCTAAGACAACAGATGCTAATCCACAATTGCAATTGGTATTACCCGATACAATTGTCGAATATACTCCATTAGCCAAGTTATTTACACCACCACCAATAACTGCATAGGCTGATGAAGCAGTGTTGCAATATCCACCACTAATAGTTGAATTTGCTCCACTTGCTATGTTACAAAAACCACCACCGACAAATGCGTTGTTTGATGAAGCCAAGTTCCTAAGACCCGAAACAATACCCGAATAAACACCCGTAGCATTATTTAAGAAACCACTTCCAACAAATGAAGGGTTTCCACTTGCTAAGTTTTGGTCTCCACCCGCAATTACTGCACGGCAAGATGTAGCCCTATTGCCCGTACCACCTCCAACAAATGATGCGTTACCCGATGCCGCGTTTGCACAACCACCAACGACTGCCGCAAATATCCCTTGAGAGCAGTTTGTTAAACCTCCAACAACATTTGAATAAATACCCGTTGAAATGTTGTTGCTGCCACCTCCAATAAATGCAGAATTACAAGCACAGTTAGAGAACCCACCTACTATATTGGCAAAACCCCCTAATGCTAAATTTAATCTTCCATTACCTATAAATGAACATCCTCCCGATGCAACATTACCCTCACCATTTCCAATAAAAGCCCTACTAGCCGTTGTACAATTTAAACCTCCATTAGCAATAAAAGAGGAATAACCTGATGCCGTATTACAAGCACCATTAATAACTGAAGACCTAACATTACTTGCTATATTGTTCCACCCCGTACCTATAAAACCATAAACATTACTAACTGTATTAACAAACCCACCACCCATAAAAGCGTAAGTGCCAACAAGAGAGTTTGCACGTCCCGCCATAAGAGCAGATGCATAAGTGCAACCTCCAATCGAATTACTATCACCACCTAATAAAGAATATCGTGAACAAACACTAATACCATTTGCTTCACCATTTAAAATAGAAGAACCAATTGATGTGCTATCAACAAGATTATTTGAACCACCTAAAACACTTGAGTTACTTGCACACGCTCTAACATTAAAACCACCTACTACTGCACTATTTGCTCCAACCGCAGAGTTAGAAACACCACCTCCAACAAATGATGCGTATCCCGTTGCTCTATTTCCACACCCACCTACAACAGAACTAAATACAGATGTAGCGCAGTTCAATCCACCACCTAAAACAGAACTATAATTACCACTTGATGTATTTGAAGAACCTCCGACCACTATGGAATTATTTGCACTTGCTACGTTTTGAGCACCACCTACAATTGAACTGCCTATTCCCGTAGAACAATTTAATCTACCACCTACGGCAACACCACATTCATTAGTTGCACAAACTCTATTACCACCACCTACAAATGAATAATTACCACACGCTCTCCCATAAAAACCACTTGCACTTGACCAACAACCCGTTGCAGCACTATTTTGACCTCCTACAACGCTTGAGCGGTATCCCGATGCGGTATTACCACTTCCACCACCTACAAATGATTGAGTGCCCGTAGCATTATTATTAAACCCTCCTACAACTACTGTATGACTATTTGTTGTAGCACTATTACCAACACCACCACCAACAAAACTATCAAGATTTCCCGCAGTATTATTACATCCTCCACCAACAAAAGACCTTCTTGCTCCCGCTAAATTATTTTCTCCGCCAACTACTGCCGAACACCACTCACAAGCACGATTGTTTTTACCGCCTCCTACAAATATATGGTCTGCTGGAGCACTAAATCCCGCTACATTACACTCACCACCAACTACAACACTATAATTAGTATTTCTAATGCAATTATTAAGACCTCCAACTATTGCTCCAAAAGTAGCAATTGAACAAACACAATTATTAACACCTCCACCAATGAAAGTACCATAACTCAATGCTTGATTACCACATCCACCTACAACACTACTAAATACAGAGGTAGCGCAGTTAAGGAAACCTCCTACAACTATACTATCAGTTCCCGTTGCTAAGTTATTGTTACCTCCTCCTATGAAAGAATCACAACAAGCGCAGTTAGAGAAACCACCTACTATTGCTGCATAAGTTCCTAATGCTCTATTAGAATTTCCGTTACCTATAAATGCTAATACCCCTGTATTTGGTATGCAATTAAAATTACCTCCAACAATAGTTGAGCGATACCCAACACTTACGTTACAACATCCCGAAACAATAGTAGTTTCATTTGATGCACAATTTAAACTACCCCCTAAAACAAAAGTTCCAACATTAGGACTATAATTAACACCTAATGCTCTGTTACAACATCCACCAAGGACTCCCGAACCATATCCACTTACAGTATTATTTTGACCTGCTACTATATAAGAACCATATCTAGCATCTCCACAAATAGTATTACTTCTACCACCACCAATAAATCCACCTTCGTTACTATATCCACTTATTGTATTCTGAAAACCACCAACAATAACTCCACAAGTAGTATTAGTTATTGTATTTAAATAACCCGATAAAATAGCACTATTTTGAGCAACAGAGTTGATTGAGTTACTACAACCATTCAATATTGAACTAAAGCACCCCGCATTAGAGTTACTTCTACCACTACCTATAAATGCTCCATATCCCGAAGAAACATTTCCACAACCATTAACTACACTAGAAAATACAGATATGGCTTGGTTTACTTGACCTCCCCCTATTACGGCAAAATTGTTTGTGGCTTGGTTAGATGAACCGCCACCAACAAAACTATTAATTGCACTTGAAATATTTGAAGCCCCTCCTACAACTACCGACCTACAACCGCTTGATGTGTTTGCTTGACCACCACCAAGAAAACTCATATATCCACTTGAAGTATTGTTATTACCACCTCCAAGGAATGACCAATAACCACTTGCAGTATTGTTTTGACCTCCAACAATAGTTGCATAATTACTTATTAGTGCTTTATTATTTCTACCCCCACCTATAAATCCATAACCAACACAAACACAATTAGTCAATCCTCCAACTAATACTCCATTATATCCACTATTAGTATTTTGATTACCTGCACCTATAAATGAATTGTTAGCACTTACACAATTCTGATTACCCGCTCCGATAAATGATGCTCCTCCTACTGATACGTTATTATTACCTCCAACAATAAAACCTGTAAAATTAACACAGTTTGAAAATCCTCCTAAAATGCTTGAGAAAAGACCAGAACCCAATATTCTATTTAAATTTCCACCTCCAATGAAAGAGCCATATCCACACGCAATATTGCCACACCCACCTACAACACTACTAAATACAGATGTAGCGCAGTTAGCAAATCCACCGCCAACAATACTACAACAACTTGTAACTTGGTTGCATCTTCCACCTACAACAACGGAAGCATCTCCCGTAACATTATTATTAGAACCACTTCCAATAAAAGAACTTGATGAGGATATTCCATTAAAAGAACCCGAACCAATAAAACTATAAGTACCACTTATACTACTTAGTGCAGCCGCACCAATCATTGAATTTCGGGCTGAAATATTACTTAAACGACCACCAACAATTGAACTATATTGTCCATTGTTGCAAATAATATTGCAATCACCTCCTAAAATTGATGCGGCATAAGTTTGCGAACCATCAATTCTATTGTTTGTACCCGCACCTATAAAACCACCTTGGTCTTGTGCACTATTACAATTACCACATCCTCCTACTACTACCGCCCCCGCACCAATTGCGCAATTAGATAAACCACCTAAAACACTTGAATAAACACCCGATGCTCTATTTGATTGACCACCTACAACTAAACTACACGCTCCACTAGCAGTATTAGATGCTCCTCCACCAATAAAAGAATGAGCAGCACTTATAGTATTAGATTGTCCACCAACAATAGATGAATAACAAACAGTTGATACATTGCCTTTACCACCACCTATAAAATTAGCATAACCACTTGCAGTGTTACTAAATCCCGCACCAACTAAGCCATATCTTCCACTTGATGTATTAGCACGTCCACCAACTACTGATGAATAATAATCAGAAGATGCGGTATTTAATTCTCCACCAACAACAACATTTCCCTTTCCAATACAAGCCCTATTAAATTGACCTCCACCAACGAATGAACACACTCCTAAAGCAGAATTTGAAATACCTCCACCTACAAAAGAACCATATCCACTAGCGATATTAGCACATCCACCAACGATGGATGAAAATGTAGATGCCGAACAGTTGTTCTGCCCACCTAAAGCATTTGAAAACGCCCCAATAGCACTATTGCCAACTCCACAACGTATGGTACTATTAGCACCAAGACCTAATGTATAAAGTTGTTGACTATTGATAATATCCGATATACAACCTTGCTTCGTGGTCTGTGCATCCACATCCCAAATAGGCATAGTAAAACAAGGTTTTATTTCTGATTGTGATAATAAGGGTAACGCCCCCGTGGTTTTATTAGTTGGCATAAATATTTATATAAATGAAATTAAAATTTTACCCCCTCCACTATCTATAAGCAGAGCATTGTCGGGGTCAGACCATAGAAGTACGTTGGTATCTACAACGCCTCCTCCTACATTGGATTCCCATCCAATGCAATTTCCCATTGCAATGACTATTGGCATTAGTATAAACCTATAATATTAGTTGCAGAAGTGTCAGTAGCCCACAACTTTTTAATTTGAATTGGCAAGAATGAACCTGCAACCAATCCAACAAAAGTCACTATTTGACCGCTTAACATTGTAACTTTTATGTTACCGCTGCCACCAATATACAAACATACACCATTCTCCAAGTTGTCAATAGAAGTACCCCCGATGGTGATGTTGTTATCATCATCGGGAGTTAATTCTTGTGCATTATATCCTTGAAAGGTTGTAGTTGGCATAGTAAGGATTAAGGTTCTAAAGTTACAATAGAGCAAGTCCCCGCACCCGTAACCGCCTCAATTTGAGTGATACATTGATTGTGGATATTTGCCATTAAATCAGTGCTCCAAAACTCTTGAGCATCTAATGCTAAACCACAACGTGATGGTAGTTCGGGAATATTTAACGATTGTTTACCCGCTAAATAATCGGCTTCGCTTTTAAAGTAAGCAATATTAGTCCACGAATCTCCAAGTAAATAAATACCTAAGAATCCAAATGTTTCATTTACAGTAAAACCTTCCGAAGTGGTAAGGGGTTTGTTGATTTTGATTGCCATTTTTTTTATAAATTAAAGTTTAAGTTCAAATATAATATATATTTTAAATGAAATTACATAAGTGTTTTTTCCTATGTTGGTAGTATTTTTCTCTTACGTAACTTTTATTTGTATAAAAACAAGCATCTTTTATCGAATCGTAAAAAATGCCCGTTTGCTTATCAACCACACAACGTGCAAGAAAATATCTAATATTATCTCCACACAATCCCGTTTTCCAAGCGTGTTGTGCATTTTCAAACTGAGTTACATATTCTAAATTTGATAAACAATTATTATTTTTATCCCCATCAATGTGATTGACTTGTATCCCTTCAGAACAATCTCCTAAAAAATGAACTGCTACTAATTTATGGACAGATTTAGTTTTGATAATTTTATTATGACTCAAATTGACTTTTAAATAGCCATTTGAAGTTTTTAATAATTTCCTAATTTTTATTCTTCCATTAGAATTATATCTAACTTTACCTAAATCTGAAATTTCGTAATTAGGGAATTCTTTAATTTGTTTCCAATTTTCCATAAGTTAAAAATCACTAATATAATCTTTGAAGAACTCTATCTCATTGATTGTAGTGTTTCCATTAAACATTGATTGAGCCGTTTGTTCTTCGACTTCAATTCTGTATCCGACTGATGTATTTGCCTCTATATTAGCGAAAAATGCGTTGTTTGAATCAAACGCATAGTCGTAACCAAACATAGATTGATTTAATGAAGCAGTACTTTGATATGGGTCTACTATCATTTGTAAATTCACTTCATTTTTGTCACCAAACTTGTTGAATTTACGCAATCGGACGGGTTGTAGTAATTGAGAAATATTAGAAGTAGATTGATAAATGTTGTATAACAAATAATCGTAGTTAAGACCTATTGATGCGTTTATTTCGTCATAAGAAATACCACTTGCTCCCCTAACCTCGACTACGGGAGAACTATTAATAGTTATTATTGGTGCTATACTTGGCATTATTTAACCATCAAAACATCTTCGCCACTTAAAGTACGAGCAACGTATTTTCCGTCTTTTGTGCGAACTACTTTCATTTTGTATTCCTCAACGAACATCGCATTAAGTTTGTTCAAGTTGGATGGGCTTTCTTTTGCATCAACTGCATCTAAGTAAGCATCCAAAATAATACGAGCGTTTTCTTTTTGCTTGACTTTTGAAGATTCGGCTTCTTTAGGAGCGGCAATACCTTTCTTACGAGGCAATAAAACTATAACCCCTAATACAACAATACCGAGAATAATTAATCCGTCCTTTAAGTCTTTATTCATATTATTTTTTCTTTTTCAATACGAAGAATAATGCAACACCTACTCCAACTACTAGTAATCCTATACCAATATAAATTGGTAAGTTTTCTGAGCGTTGCTTAGATTTTATTGCATTTTCAATCAAAGCCAATTTTGATTGCTTATCTTGAGCGGCTAAAAGTTGTTGTTGCAACTTCTTTTGTTCTTCCGCATTCAACAAAGCCAAATCGGCTTGAAGTTTCGATTGTTGTTTAGCACTATATACACCTACCGCGGTGTCTGAAATAGTTTTCGTAAGTGCCGCAAGTGTTACGGGGTCTATCATTTTCGTTCCTCCAATTTTACAAGTCTAGTTTTGGTTTCTCCACGGAAATCAACGTAATCACCTTTAAGGTATTCGATGTCTTTTTTAGTTTCAGCAACCATAACTTTTAAATCGTTTATATCTTGCATCAATGATTTTATATCTTGATATAATGATATAACAAGGAAAGAAACTATCCCCATTATGATTCGTAAAAACCAAGTCCAAAGGGATGTAGTTGTTAAAGCAATTTCTTTTTGCATCTACTTTAAAGGTATATGCAAATTTACCGAATTAACAACTAATAAGAAATTATTCTACTTTAGACGTAACTTAGACCAAATAATTTCGTGACCAAAATATAGAATTGGCTTCCAAAGCAAATCAGTTACGCTCATATAAATACCAACATCAATTCTGTTAGTAGTGAAATAAGCAATAAAAAATGTGGAAAGTGAGCCAACTAATCTATAAGTAATAGTCTTATAAATTGCCCTTTTCATTCTTCAGTTGTTCGCGAATTTTAGTCCCGCTAATTTCAGCAATTTCTGATGGTGGAATATGTTCTATTACCTCATATCCTACATCTCGACCATAGTTGAAACTCTCTATATCGGGAATAATAATTACTTTAACCATACCTTCATTGGTTAATGGGTATAGTTGTTTCATAATGTTCAAACGAACTTCTTCCGCACTATAAGGGTTCTTTTCGTCTTTTTCAACATCACGAACCGCAATAAGTACGGGAATACCTTGATTTAACTTTTGGTCTATTAGCCAACGATGACCACTATGCCATACTTGCCAACGACCTACATACATTGCATATTTTTTCTTTTCCATATTTTTACATTTTACATTTATTACAATTTCAAAAAGTCAACAATCTTTTGTAAACATTCCGTTTCGGTAAATTCGGAAGTATTCACTGATAAAATATTTTCTTGGGCTATCTCCGTTGGTTCTTCAAAATCAACGCAATGAAACGCCTCTCTACCCCTCTTTTCTTTTACATCGTAGGTAAGGTAAATCCACTTTACTTGTTTACCTAAAGATTCAATGTATTGCCTCGCTTCAGCATAAGGAAATACAAAAGAAATTAGGACGTAGCGATTGAGTGAGCACTCATAATATGCCATTTCACTAGCACGTTTAAGGTTTCTCAATCGCCCCTCCCTAGAATAGTCTTGGTCTTTAAACAACAACCGAAATTTATCGTTGTCAATAAAATGTGCTGATGGTTTATTTGCCTTTGATTTAAGGTGTCCAAACAACAACTTACTCAAAGTTGATTTTCCACTATGGGGTTGTCCAAAGAAAACTATTATCATTACTCTTTATCTTTAATTACCTCCATATCCGCTTGAGGCTCTTCACGAACTTCTTCGGTTTCGGGAGTTTCTTCTACTTCGGAAACTTTTTCCGTTTCGGGAGTTTCCTCAACTTCTTGGTTTGATACAATACCAATAACTGCATTTTCATTTTCTACAACATCAAAAGATTTTCCTACGAATAAAAAATGATGTTTGTATAGACCATTTGCGCTTAAACCGCTCCAAGTCAAAACTACTGCACCATCGCTATTGATAGCATCTACTAAATAGACTTCAGCATTTACAACTTCTTGTAAATTTTCATTTTCTTCGTGTTGAGCAATTTGACCGATGATGAAAATATATTTCTTATCGGAGTTTTCGGGATAGTTTTCGTTATTCCTAACTAAAACTACTTTGTTATCATTTAAGTTTATCATTTTGTATATCTAAAATAATCAAAAAACCACTTGTAAGTATTCCAAATCCAATCAGTAACATCGCGCCCTAAAACTTGTTTAGCGGTGCTAGGAACAACTTCTAATCTAGTACGTATAGCGTGGTCTCCAAAAATTCCATATTGGCTATCGTCCTCTTGGGTTATTTGTTCAATGTTGTCCCAATCGTGTTTGAAATATGGTAATCCCAAATACTCATAAATACGATGCATTTCAGTATCGGGATTAATACATAAGTCCTCAAACTTTACAAAAAGTATTTTTGAATCATACCCTTGTCGCATAATTTCAGAAAGTCTCTCGATAGCCATACCAACGGGTTGTCCGTTTGCCCAAACATCAATACGTTTTGGAGTACTAGTACCAATTAATTGAGCGTGGTCTACCATATTGTTTCCTAAATGCTGATTCTTACGGAAATTCTTTTCCATAGAGCAATACACATCTCTCAAATCTCGAACCATACAAATAATCTTTGGTTCGGGATAAAAGAAATTTAAAAAGTCTCTATGTATTCCGTAAGCACGGCTTTTTTCCATTACAAACTTCTTGTCGGTAATAGCATTGAAAAAGCCAAACATACCATCGTGGCAAAAGCCTTTCCACCCCTTTTCCATAGTTTCTGAATCTTGGGCTTTAAATTCGGGGCTATTCCTATAATTGGCTTGGGCAGCATACAACAACTCAAATACTCCACTAGTGGGAGTAACATAAAAGTCGGGATTCTGAGCCATAATGTTTTGCAACAAAGTGCTACCGCTACGAGGCAAACTCGAATTGAAAAATATTTTATCTACCATACATTAAATCTTTTCTAAAGCCTCGATTATAGTTTCCGCATCGAATATATCATTAGAACTATTATAAGGCATTTCTAATGGGTCTCCCGTGATATTAAACATACCTAAATACGCATTACGCAATTCGGGTTTTTTAGTCCAATCTTTCGCTTGAATATTGATGTGTGTATCGTAACCGAATACGCCTTCGGCATTGGCAATCCAACAAACCACTGATGGAAGTTGTAAAGCAGCACAAGCGTGGTTAGCAAATGAATCAATCAAAAGACGCTTTTGAGCCATCATTAGTAAAACGCACATAGCACGGAAGTTATCAGAAACAACAACAGTGTTATTTAATGCGGTTTGGTCTTCCCTACGCAAATGACAAACCAAGTATTTTTCGGCAAAATGGTCTACAACCTTTTGAGCCGTTTGTTGTGGAATATCTCTAGCCCACGAATATTTATTTTCTTGATTTGGTGCACCCCCGTTTGTCTGAATCACCATCAACGGCTTATCCGAGACGAACTTTTGGGAATATAATTCCATCTCGCGTTGGGTAAGGTATATTTGGGGATATTCCCCGTTGTATTGATACCCATTAAGTTTCGCCCAAGTTTTAAGGATATGTTCGCTTTTTTGAATATGGGCAATCTCAAAATAGGGATTGTGAGCGTGTACTTTGCAAGGTTTATTGTGAATATATTCCTCATAAAAATATTGAATGTTACCGAATCCGAATGACCTATCAACGTAAGGATTGTTTAAAAAAACTTCGGGGTATCCACTAACAACAATAAGTTTTGCTTCGGGATGTTGAACCTTGATAGTTTGGCAAATTGCGGTGGCAATGATACACTTGCCCAAACCGCCATCTATTTGAAAAATTATATTCATATATTACACATTTAAAGTGTGCAATTTAGTAAAAATCATAAATATAAAAAAATTAACCTTCCGAAAGGAGTTCGTTTATGGTAGTAATCTTTTTGTGTTGTGAGCCATCAAAAATAGCCACACCTACTTTATTGTCCTCTCGCTTATAGAGAAATGCGCTAAATGCATTAGGGTCTATTTGCAAGTTGGTTGTATTGTTTGCCATACTCTTATAAATGTATGGTACAACCATTCCCTCTTGCCCTATAATATCTAGTTTAAGACACATAATTTCCTTGTAATGCGTGTTACGAACGATTTTCCAAGAGTTACATAATTGATAATTAATTGGGGCTTCTTCACTATCCCCAAAAGTCAATCTGATTTGAACATCTTTTTCAGAAACACCTAATTCTTTCGCGAAGTTAGCAACTCCTTTTGCGAAGTCTTTTGCGATTTTCTCGCCAAACATTTCACCTATCATAATATTTTAACATTTGTACAAATATACACTAAGCATAGTATTCATCGTAAAGAGATTTTAACTCTTTTCCGCTTGTACTATACCTAACGGGAACTTTTGTCCATCCGAACATAGTTTTTATTTTGAAGTTTCCTACAAAATCCATCGGTATATCTTTCAATGTTAAAGCATTTGCAGCGATTGTTCTCCACCCACTGATTAAACTCTTAGGGTCGAAATTGATAGTGAATGAAATAGGGGATTTAGCATTTGGCGCAATCGTAGTTTCTTTGGCTTCCATTATTGAACCTAACTTAACTCCACTTGTAAAAGCCAAAATATCTATGTCCTTTATTGTTGCACTGAAGTTTGATTTATTAATAAACTCCAAAGTAACCACTCCTTCAGCGGTTGGTAAAAGTTTATTGATTCTAAATCCAATAACATTAAAGTCCCATTCATTGGCTAACAATACGTTACGATATACATAACGAGCAATAGCCGCACCCGCAAGTGTAGCCCCCGTAATCAATAGGATTTTGTTTGCTTTCATTCTCCAAATAATAATCTGTAACCTACATATAAAGCACCCGCTGCTAAGAAATAATAAACTATTGAGTTAGGAACTCCTAAAACAACGGGCTCTTTAGAATTTAAACGCTCAACTCTACCACGAACTTCATCTATACTAGATTCAACTTCGGATGAGAAAGTTTCTTTGAATTTTAAACCAAAAGTTTTTGCTTGAGCAACATCGGCTTCAAGTTTCAACCCAATATTCTCATTGCCATCAGCATAAAAAAAGTTATCTCTCATATTAATTTTTCCTAGTTACGAAATATCCAACAACTAGTATTGCAACTCCAATACCAACATACATTAATGTTTTATTTGATTTGGAAGTGCCAAAATCAAGAATACCATCAGAAGTACCCGAAGTAGAAGACCCTATTGGTGAACCCGTAGACGGGGCTTTTTTCGCTTCTTCAATAGCCGCTTTCTTTTTTTCTTCGGCTAATTTCTTTTCTGCTTCTGCTTTCACTTGTTCTTCTTTCAACTTAATTACGTTGTCAAGTTCTTTGCTCAATTGATTTAAAGCCTCAATATTTGCCCTTGCTTTTGAAGAACGTCTGAAAATTTCAACTTCATTTTTATTCAAAACTAAAGTTGGCAAAGCAGCACTAAAAACTCCCGCACCCAAAGACTTAGCACTAACAGAACCTCTTTCTTGGTCTTTTTGATTTTGCCAAGTAATCTTGTCTGCATCAAATTGTTTCCTAATACTCAAAAGTTCGTCCAAACTCATTTTAATGTTAAAAGGAAAAGCATTTTTATAACTATTCCTAGCCGCATCAATTTGAGACCCATAAGGAGTTGTAAATGCATCCCATTTTTTATCTTGACTATCAAAAGCCCTTCTTAAAATTTTAGTCGCATCTTTTTCTCTTTGCTTAAAATCTCCTAAAGTAGCATCTCCATCAGCACCTAAAAAATTATCGGTTTCCAACATCATAAGATTATCTCTTGATGCTACTTGAAATCCATCGGCATTTGCCCAAGTCATTTTCATTTTTTGTATCTCCTATAAATAAAGAAACCTAAAACCCCAACTGCAACTACGATACCACCAATAAGCACATAAGTACCTACTTTGCTATCGCTTTTAGCCCCTAGAATTTTGTTTAATTGTGATTGAAAATCTTCCTCTGCTTTTTGAGCAAATTTTAATTCGCATTGAGACTTTTCATACAAGGCTTTTACTTCATTCAAAGCGCGTGTACGACCATCAATATATGCTTGTAATTGTGCTTTTTTGTCTTTTTTAGCCCCAACCATCGCTTTTTTGTCAGCCGAAATTGCATCTTCAATTGCTGCAATGGTAGATTTTAAAACATCACAATTAGATTTATCGTCTTCCTTCAATCCTCCAATTGACCATCCATAAGCCTCACTCTGTTTAGAGCCATCAGCATACGAATAATCAACATCGGGGAATCCAAATTCCACTTTGTCGGAAAAACTATATTCATCAGTACGAGGGCTTTTCTCCCCCGTAAATCCGAAAGACATATCGTCATTTTTGAAAAAAACGTCTATTTCCATTTTATTTAAGTTGGCTTATGTAATAATCAATTTGTGATGCGTACTTTAAAGGTAATAATCTATCTCCGAAAACAAAAACAATTGCTCTCATAGTTCTTCTACCTAGTTGACCATCAACTTTTAATTCGGGCAAATTTATTTTCTTTGCCTTGATAGTTTCGTTAAGTTTAGTTTGTAAAGTTTCAACTTTAGATTTGAATGTAGCATCTGTTTTGGCTAACTCAATTGGATTAAAAGAAGTTGAAAAATATTTATCGTAAGATTCTAAATCCTTATTTAAAATATCTTCTTCAGTATTACCCGCTCCTAAAAGTTTCTTTTTAAGTTCTTCGTCCTTTTTCTTTTTAACTATTAAAACAATAGCGGTGATAACTACACCTACTCCTAAGACGGAAAGTATTATTTTAGTGTTCTTTTTCATTTTTAAAATTTAATTACATCTTCTCTTACCCAAGGATAATATTGTATAAATGAAGTATTTCGTGTTAAGAAAGATTTTTTACTCTGAAGTTCATCGTATAAATTTTTATCTAACTTAAACTTAACCCATTTGTAAGGTCTTTTAGTATTTGGGTTCATCATAGAACCCGAATCAACTACTACTTCAACTGCTTCACCTAATAATTTTCCCTCTCCTTCAACAAAATCAAATAAGTTATTAATAAACCCATCGTTTACAAAAGGTTGAGTTCTTAAATTAGTAGTTGATGTTTTAGTAAGTATTTTCTTGTTTTTAATTACTTTGGTTGCTTCCGATGGTGATAATTTCATTATGGAATCAACTTCGGGTATTACTACCTTTTGTTTTTCAGAATCGCCCGATTCGTCACCACCATTTGTAGTAATATCGGGCTTATCAGATTTTCTGAAAGCAAAAAAAACTATACCACCTAGTATAGCAATTGGAATAAGATATGGTAAATACTTTTTCATTATACCTTCGATGCATCAACTTTCTTCCAAAGTTCTTCAAAGTCTTTGTCTGCTTTTGATTCTATTTCTTTTTTTAGAGCCGAAGCATCACTAGTCCTTTTAACAACTAAAATAATCAATCCTACTACTACCGCAATAGAACTATATAATAATATTTTTTTAGTGTTGTCAGTCATTATTTTACTTTTTGATAAACTCTATAACCTATATAACCAACACTACCTAAAACCAATGCGTAAATACCGATTTTAATTACATTAACTCCTTTGCCATCGAATATGTCTGCAATAGACTGAGCAACATTAGTTACAATTTCTGATGTGCTATCCACAACATCAAATGCAGCACCACTTGGTTTTAATACAAGTTTAAATAATCCCGCATTTTTGTATGGGTCTAGTCCTTCCTTAGAAACATACGAACGGAAATCAGAATCAAATGTTCTGCAATCGTAATGCGATGCAAATTCAGTACCTCTTGAAAATGCAAACTCCCACATATATTTAGCACGTTCCGCTCCGAACTTATTCTTTAATAGTCTATGCCATTGTATCCAATCGCCACAATTCCAAGAACTATCTTTGCCCCATTCATCGTAATCGGGAACGCTATTCCAAGTTGTAACTGCCATTTTATTGTATTACTATATTCATCTTTTCAAAGTCATTAATAAACTTGTTAATCAAGTCATAACGAGCCTTGTTAAGTTGAGTTGGTTTTTCTTTAAAAGTTTCTAAAAACGCTTGATAAGCCTCAATTCTTGGATAACCTAGACCCAAATATATTAATAAGCCATTCAAGTCTGCTTCCATTTCGTCATCAATTTTTTCATTCAAGTAAAAATGAGAAAACTCGTGTAATAAAATTGCCATCCTCATAGGAATGGTGAATTTCAAAAAGGCTTTCTTACTTACTTGAATAGTCCCCGTTCTTCTTCCAATACGTGCGGGAGTTGTTAACTCCACTCCATTTTGGTTTCTGATTGTTTGAACTAGATTTATGAAAAAATTGCCATCATCGCTCCGATAAGTCTTGTTAACTTCCAAATCGGAAACATTAAAACAGAATTTTTGTGCAAAAGTCACAAAATTCCTAATCATATAATTCCCAATATCCCCTTCGTCAATTCTACGTTCTAATGCCGACTTTTTAATCGAAACTATTTCGTAGCCTAAATTAGTATTTGATAAACTTCCGTTAGGGGTATTAGAAACTTCTATTTTAGACACTTCGGGTGAAAGAGGCATCCGTACAAATAGTGTTTCTTCACCTTGGATAGTTTTATATCTTTCGGTGAATTTTCTAAATGGGTTTGATGCATCCGAAACCGTGAAGTATAATTTTTGAGGCTTATCGCTACGTACTTTAACAACTAGTGTTATGGGTGCATAGTTCGTTACAATTTTTTCTATCATTGTCCCGCCCTCCTAACATCTTCGGGTGTGCTATTTACTTGTACACTACCCGATTTTATTTTAGATAAAGCCCTATCAATAGCATCGTCTGAGTCATTATCGGCATCCAAAGGCTTTTTGAATGGATTAATACTCCCCCTATTAGCATAGATAAGCAATGCTATTAAGGCAATTAAGCCATAGGTCTTTATTTCTTTGTTAGTTAGCACTCTTTTTGTACATTCTATAAATTAAGAGCCCACCAATTACTAAGACCCCAACAAACAACAAATTCTTGCCAATGATACTACCGACTTCTAAATTGTTTTTTACTTGTTGAGTTGGTTGTACTTCATCCCCTCCGTCTGCATTATTGAATTCCTCTTGTGCTTTCACATTAGGAATAAAAACCCCTTTGGATTTTTCTCTCTCAATCCATTCACGGAAAGGAAGTGTACTTCCACTTTCTCTATATAATTGATTTGCACTTAACATATTAATTTTTGCGAATATCGCTCAAAAATAATTCTTTTCCGTAACCCGAAAATTTTAAAACTACTTTATCTCCCAAAGTGCTAGTAGGGGCATCGGGCAAACTCATAGTCCCCGAACCCGTGTCTTTTGCACCACTTGGGATTAAAACAGTCCCCGAACTTGGGGCTACAATCCCACCACCTCCACTGATAATTTTATCAGCAGTTGAAGTACTACCCGCTGAAATAGGAGTAGATGCTCCCGAAGTTGCCGTAGTCGCTCCACTAGGAGGCGTAGATGGAATAGAATTAATAGTTACACTCACGGGAGTAGATGGAGCAACGGGAGTTGGAGGTAAAATTATTGTTCCACCGCCAAAACCGCCACCTCCACCGCCACCTTGGGTAGTGCTAGTTGGTTTTTTCTTAGTTCTAGTATATAGATATATTGCTACTGCCGCAATACCTCCGTATAAAAGCAAATTGTTTTTTGCCATACTTCAAATATAATTAATTATTATTTGTCTTCAGTAGTCGTAGTCGCAGCCGTTGGTTTTGGCTTCTTGAAAACGAAATACAAAACACCTGCAACAACGGCAAGAGTTAAGATAGTTTTTGTTGTTTTATTCATAGTTTTAAAAATTAAAATGCTTGTTTCTTGTAAAGTTGGTCATCATAAGTAATTTCATCTTGTGTGAAATTAGCAAATCCATCGGGTTGAGGTGTTCCATTAATAGCGGAATCCAAAACATCGTCTTTTGTTAAAGACTTAATTATTAGCACCGCTGCCAATATACCTAGTCCGTAGTATATGTATTCTTTTTTCATTTCTTAAATAAGTTATAGATTACGTAAGCACCTAAAGCAACACCTAAAAACATCAACAATCCACCTTTTTTATTTTTATTATCTAGTGGGGCTTCTTTTGGTTTGGTGAATATTTCGGCATTTTCACCTAAAATTAGATTATACTTTCTCCCTTCAGTCTCATATATAAACACATTTTTATTTGAAGTTGGTCTTCCCCATAAAATTGAGCCAACCTCCATTTCTGTTGGTTTGCTTTGAGCATTTATGTAAATAAAGGGCTTAGTAACTTTTAATCGAGTTATACCTTCAATCGGTGGCTTAGAAACACTCTCTCCTATTTCCCCATCAGCACTTAAAGTCAAGTTTTTAACTCGACTTATTTGTGGATTGAAATATTGTTTGTTTATTATGTTTGAATCAAGTGTCATATTAATCTCTTTCAAATAAAAAGTAATTTATCGCACCTCCACCTATTGCCCCTAATACGGCAAAAACGTAAAGATTCTTTTTAGTGTACCAAGCATACATAAGACCCGCAACTACACCAACCGCCCCACCTTTAATTACTTTCTTAGATTTCTCTACGAAAGAATCGTGAGCATCTTGGCTCTTTAATTTTTTTACGTTATCTAATGCATCCTCAAATTGTTCCATAAATTACTTCTTTTTATAAAAGTAAACTGCAACACCGATTAAGGCTAATGCTCCAACAACTAAAACTATTGTGGTAGTAGTTGAAATTCCTCTACCGCTTCCGCTTTGTGGTAATTCATTTCTACCTGCGTTCAAATCAGTAGTTACAACACTAGCGGGTTGACCCGTTTGCTTTATAGACCATACATTCAATCCCGTGTTAATTGCACTTTGAGCATTTTCGGGAGTCAAAAGACCACTTAAAAAAGACCCTACTGCCGTATCTGAAAAACTCTTTTTAGTCTTAGTAGTAACGCCCGTTGGTGCTTCAATTGGAGTGCTCCCCGATAATACTAATGGGCTAGAACTTGTAGTTGTTGACAAACCTTTACCACTAGGTAAATCAGTTGATGCAAACCCACTATAATCTTCTTGAGCCGTTCTCAGAATTAATTTAGAAAAGTCATTTCTAAACTTTTCGCTTTTTGGTAATAATGCAGCAAATGCTTTTTCAATTTGTGTTGAAGTAGCATTATCCGCTATCATTACCCCATTTCTACGGATTAAAGCAATAGTTTCTTTTGGATTGTTATCAATCGTATAAGCCGTAAGAGCGTATATTTTATTTGGTTCTAGTGATTTCATTTTTTTGATACAATAATTGCTGCTGCTATAATGATTGTAGCCGCTATCAACATAGCATTAGTTTGTAATGCTAATTTTGTCGAATCATTTTGTTGTTGGTTGTTACCTAAAACTGCACCCGTGAGGATACCGTCCGCTCCCAAGAAACTTTCATTTTTCTTGCAACCACAATTGCCATTTGCATTTGAATATAATTCAACAAATAAATCTTTGTCGGGATGTATATCGGCAATTGCTTTCAATGCGGGTTCACCTTCTTGTGCTACCAACATACGAAGATTATCGCCCATTCTACGAGGGTCAACTACTTGATAACCGAATTGATTAATTACGGCTTTTGCCCCGTATGGATTTGATTTAGCGATGTATTCGTAAAAGTTCATTTTCTTGATATTAAATAAATTGCCAAACCTACACCGATGACGATAAATGCAGTTTTATGCAATTTCATCAACCATTCAGTTTGGGCTTCTAATTTTTGAATTCTTTCTTCCATTATCAATTAATAAAAAAAGGGGAGGGCGAAACCACCCACCCCTTTCTTATGGTTAAAAGTTGGATTAACCTACTAGTTTCACGGGTTGTGAACGTACAATTCCAGGAGAACCGAATTGACGGCTTACTGCATTTCCGTTCAATCCACGAGCCAAGTTGATGTTGTCGCTTGGGTACAAGTACAACTTAACGCTAGTAGAAGCCAAGATTTGGTTAATGATTAACTTAGTGTAACCATCAATTCTGTACCCGTAGCGCATAGCCAACACAGTTGTCTGCTGCTGATATGGGTCGATAGTTGGCACTAAAGGCTTTTGAGCCAAGTTACCATTAGCGTCTTTAGTTTCTACGCTAATTACTTCCAACAACTGAGTGTTAGAAGCGGATTGGATATACGTTAAACCTACGCTGAATGGGTTGTTCATAAACTGATACAACATTTGGCGATAAGTTACGTTTGGAGTTCCGCTGCTGATGGTAGTTGAACCAATGGTCAAAGAACCACCCGCACTGAAACCACTATTGTTGATGTATTCGTAAGAACCTAATACGTCAAAGTTAGAGGTAGCAGAACCTGTGTTAGATACAGTGATAATGTAAGGCTGAGAAGTGGGTGCACCGCCACCCATTTCGCCATTTGCAGACATAAAGTCTTCATTTGCAGTGAAAGATAAATCGCTATCGAAGAATCCATCAGCATTTACAAAAGACTCGTGAGCACGACCTTGTGCGTCAGCGAGATACTTGCGGATATTGCTCATAATTTTTAGTTTTTAAATTTGTTTTACTTGGTTTTGGCTTTATCAATCATAGTTTGCACTTGATTCGCCACTAGTACGCCAACTACTATGATGGCTACTTTTCCTAAGATGTTTTTAATTGTTGTTGCGTTCATAATTTTGTTAATTCGCTTGAGGTTCAGACCGCAAGTCAAAGCAAATTTATTTTTAAAGATTAACTATTAATGATTAGTCTTTTTAATAATTGAAAATGCAACATTCCCCTTTAAAGGTATATTAAATAAAAAACCCCCATTTATGTTGGGGGCTTAGTCGTTTTACTTTAAGTACATTTTTTTCAGTCGTTGTAGTTCCGACTTCATCGCACTATCGTGAGTATATTTAGGTTTATTACTCGAAGTCCTAACTTGCAGCATTGGAGTAATTACCCTTCGATAATTTTCTTCTAAATATTGAGTACACGCCACATCGAATTTTTTCTCATCAATCTTACCGATTAAACACATATTTTCTACATCTACATACTGATAAAATCTAATGTTGTCTGAAAAGTATTCGTTGTTTACCATAAACTCGGTTATGCGTAGCAATTCATATTTATCTTCAAACTTCTTTTCGTGTCTTTTTACAGATTCTGTAATTTTATGGAAACGAAGCCAATTCATATTTTGCCAAACCTTCGGGGAAACCCTACCTATACCTTGATAGTGTAAAATAATATCCAAGTCTCGGTGTCGGTTCGTTGCAATAGCACCCATTAAGTCCATAGGCATACTATCGCTGATATATCGGTTAATATCTTCAATCAATAGTAAACCTCCGCTATAATTGTCTAAAATCACTCCTAGGGTATGACCCAAATCGTCCAAAGTCATTTTCTTGCCGTTTGGGTGATAGGGTCTTATTCGTCTTGCCTCCACGAAAGGGTGAACACTAAACTTGATTAAATCTTTTAGTGCAATTGCCTTGATATGGGTAAACTCATCGTTTACATCTAGGATTAATGCTTTCCTTGGAAGTATCCCACTAGCGGGGTTTCCCATAACGTAATTGGCAATTACCTTATCCGTTGTAAACGATTTTCCCGCTCCCTTTCTGCCTATCGCAACTCCTAATTTCGGTTCTCTCATAGATTACCCTTTCTTTCTTCTAGTCCTTCTAGGTTTTTCGTTTGCTATTTCTTCCATCTGTTGCAAAATACTTGCATCTCCAAATTGAGGCATAGCAGTTTTTGTTCTTGACTTACGAAGTGGCTCATCAACTACAATAGCCTCTTGTACGGGTTCAAAATTAGTAACTTCTTCGGGCTCAACATATTGACGAGTAGGTTCGGCTTTTGGTTCTTCGTACTTAGGGCTTTCTACGGGTTCTTCCCTCCTAGCCTCTTGTTTGGGTTGTGCACTTGGGGGAGGGGTAGAAACTCTTTGTGAAGTCATTTCTTTCAAAGAATCCAACAACTCTGCATTTTGTTTACGTAATGCGAAAACTGTTGCTCCTTTAGAAATAATATCTACACCAAAATAGTAAGCCAACAATTGCTCATCGGTCATACCAATATTACGCTTCATAAATACGCGAAGCATAACGGGTCTTACCTTATCCTTGAATTCATCACTTACAGATATTACACCATCTGTTTGTGAATTGTATTCTTGAATATAGTCAAGTATAGATACATTAGTCCCTCCAACGGGCAAACTAATATTGGGGTCTATTTCCCCACTTTGCATTAAATTCTCAACTTTCTTTGGGTTGAATTGAACTAACTTATTGGCAAATCCATTCAATTGAGTGTACCCATCCAAAACCGCTTCAACCAATGCAGCGGAAGCCGCCTTTTGGTCTTTCTTGTCTAATGTTTCAGTGTATGGGTTCGCTGAAGAAGATTCCCCATTTTGACCCCAAACAGTCCTACCATCGCCTTGTGATGGTTGTTCGGGATTAATGTTGCTTTCTAAACCGCTTTGCAATTCTTCAAAACTTGGAGAAATAAAAACGGGTTCTTCAATAGGAGTTGTATCTACTACTTGTACATTCGGTTTTGTATATTCTCTCTGAATTACATTCTCTTGTAGCGGATTAAAATCTATTTCAAAATTGTTCTCGGTATTCATATCTTATCTATTAAGGAGTTCTTTTAGTTTGGTTTTCGATTGTTCTAGTTTTTGATGTATCTTCTTTTCAAATGCAGTATCATTAGGGAAGTTGTCAATGAATTGTTTCGCTTTTGAAATAGTCGAAACGCTAGTCTTTGCATAACCTTGTAAATCTATAACAGAATAGTTTCTATCGTAATAGCATAACCAAACCCAACAAGCAAATGCGTATTTCCTTGGATACTTTCGGCTATTACCAAAAAGAATTACGGTTGAAATGTCAAATACTTCACAAACGCTTTGAGCCGCCAAAGACAAATCACTTTTCCATACGTTGTGACTTTGACCCTTTTCTAATAAATGAATAGTATTCTGAATACCTATCTCTCGGATAGAGGAACTGATTGCTCCAAATAGATTTTCAATGCTCCTAAGTGAGTTCTTCGGTGTTGTTGTCATTTTCAATAAAAATTATCTTGCCCTCTTCACCCCATATTTTTTTTGCCACAATGGAATGAATAGTTTGGTCGCCTTCGGGTTTCAACGCATCAAACACAAACTTTAGAATATTATCTAAGTCGGGTTTTGATTGATGTTTAGTACCACACATTCTTTGTCGTTTTTTATTCGACCAAGAACTCGGCATTGGCAATACAAATATAATATTTGCTTCGTCTTTTAAAAGAAAATTTTGCGATGCTGCAAAAAATTGAATTGCTTGACAACTCAATCTATATTTCAGCACTTCGGGTCGGGGAGGTTTAAGCCACTTATCTCTTTGTGTCATTCGTGGCTTCCCTATTGGATTTAATAGAAATTCATATTCCATACTTACTTGTGAATTCCTTCGATTGAGTTAGTCTTTTGGCGCAAATGTGCGCGAAGTCATTATCGCTTGGATAATGAAGTCCTAAAAACAATCTACTACTTGCTACATCGTGTGTTAAATTAGAGAGTATTTCGTAATGTTCGGGATATTTATTCCCTATAAATTCAGTTAATACCCTTGCTTGAAAAGTATGCCCACTTGGATAAGAGGGATTAACTGCTGATAAAGATTTGAATGGGAATAACTTTGCCTTGTATTGCCCCGCTAATTGATATGGTCTTATTCTCTGATAATGAAATTTTAGTTTAACCATCAAGAATTTACTATCTTCAATGATTTCATCAATTTGAGAATCTAAGTTTTCGCCTACTTTGTTTTTACAATAGTTCTTAAATATTTCAATTAAGTTTTTATCGTACTCAAGATACCTTGCAATCATATCCGCATCTTGTTGTTGGGGAAGATTTTGATATTCAATTAAAGCACGAATTTCATCTTTAGCCGCTTCGCTTGAGTTCGATGGATGAGGATAGTCTTTTAAATCTTCAAAAATAAAATCATAACCTCCTTTACGTAAATAAGGGAGGAAGTCATCAGTAGGATTGCCGTAAATTATTTCATCAAGGTAGTTCTTCATACTTACTACCCATATTTTTCTTCAAGTTGTACTTTAACTCATTTATGTCCTTTTTCATTGATTCGTCATCCTTGTCCAATTTCATCATAGTTTTTCTTTGAACATAGATTTGCATAACCAAAGAAACAATGGTTAATGAAATGATTCCAATTGCTATCCATTGACCCCAATCCTTACTACCATCAGAAGTACCTTCGGGCGCATCGCCTCCTTCTTCTAGGTTAATCCCTTGAGCCGCCATAGTTGCGGGGGTAGGAGGTATAGGATTACTTGCCATTGATGCGGCATTTGTTGCTTCTTGGGCTACTTGTTGTGTTGCTACTTGCGTTGCTTCCATTTTATGCTATAAATTTTATGTAATTACCTTGCCTCATTACGGCACGATATTTACCTACTTGTGGTTTGGGTCTTTCAGTACCCGAAAATTCTACCTTTGGTTCTATTTCATCCATAACCTCTTTTTTAGAATCTTGTATGTCCTTGGTATAGTTGCGATAAATAATACCTATAACTGCACCAACTCCAACAACTGCTAATCCTACTTTGGCTTTCTGTTTAACATCGCCTTTAACGTAGTAAAGGGTTGCTAATACTCCCGTCCACCAAAGAGGATTCAAAAGATAATAAGCCGCTACTGATTTACGCCAATAGTTTTGAGGGGTAATAGTCCCCGCTTTCCATTGATTACGTAATTTACGCTCATAATAAAAATAAAGGGCATCAGCGGGAGTAGGGATAATATCAGACAATATTAATCCAACCGCTCCCGCATAGAGAACTCCTTGCCCGTACTTTCCGTCCGTTGCTTTCGATATTTCCGAAAAAACTTCCTTCATTATTTAGAAGCCTTTGAGAAACCTTTTCCTGCAACGTAGGCTACAACGTAGATAGCACCTAAAGAGATTGCTAAACCTAGAAGAGCCGTGCCTAAATTAGTGTTTTTCATATATTGGTTAGTTAGTTTTCGTTTTCTTTTTTACTTGCCCCAAAGTAATAACTTATTATCATTGTAATAATTGATAATACACCACCACTTATGGTAAAATAAATATCTTTTTGTTCGCTTGGGAAGTCATAAAATACTATGCTTATCAAAACGAAGAAACACAAAGTTATTACAATAAATGCAATAATTGATGTTGCGTGTTTAGTGAGTAATTCTAAAAATTTCATTTCTGTATAATTATAGTGTCGTGAATTACAATAGTATCTATTCCAACGACTTGAGATAGAACCTTTGCTAATTTACTACGTTTTTTTTCTTTTACTAGGGTAGTTGACATTACTTTTATGTTAGATTCTATTGCGGCTACTTGAGCATTTTTTATGCTATCAGCAACTATGGAAATAGAATCGTGTTTGTACATTGTTTTGTGGCTTTCAAAATATATTGAATCGGCTTCACGAATAATTGAATCTAATTCAGCATCTTTTTCTTGCTCAACATTTGAACAACTTGTTATAAATAATGGCAATATCAATAGTAGCCTAATCATTTTCTTGGGATTTTACCTAGTTGAGTGTAAATCTCAATTTTTGTTGTTGCCGCTGCAAGTGCACTATCGCTTTTTTTCAGTTGCTTTGAATGCAACAAAACGATAGCCTTGAGTTCTGCTATTTCTTTTTTGTACTCTTCCTTAATTTGATTGTTAGTCATCTTTTGGTCTACATACAAATATCCAATAGCGGGTAAAATGATATATAAAAGCCCATTTTTAGGGTCTTTTGAGAATTCTTTAAAGTTAATCGGTAATTTCATTTTAAATGTTTTTAAGTCGAACACATTTTAAAAATGAACATATTATGCAAGTCTTTGCTTTTGTACATCTAACAACCCATTCTTACCCATTAATTTAATAATGTAAGCGGGAGTTGTTGCATTATGCCGTTTGGTGTAAGTTGTAACCAAGTTAGTTGTATCAGCGTTTTTTAAATCAGTATTTAAAACTCGATTTCTGTACGTGCCAATACCTCCATTATACTTAACGATAATGTGGTCTAGTCTAACAGTCCCAACTTCTTGAATACTTTTTTTCATTAGTTGTGCTAAATGAGTAGCCCCTAAAAGTATTGCAAACCCTACGTTTTTATATAATGCAGTGAAAATCATTTGTCTTACCTCGGATAAAGGTTTTAACGATAAATAATCACTTGCTTTTTGTTGGCGTAATTTTATGTTTGAAGAACTCCAAAAATCTTTAGGGATAGCCTTTTTAACAACGAACGCATTAGGTATCACTTGATAAAAAGGGAATAATCTACCAATAGTGTTTGTTTGAAGTTCTAATCGAATTGTATCATAACCCGTGTCGGGGGACATCTGCATAATTGACGGAGTACCATTCGCGCCCGTTAATTTTTCATTTTCTAATCCACCACCTTCTACACCCGCAAAAGCCACTAAAATCATTGTAGGCACTCCCGTGGCTTCTTCAGCAACTTTAAATTGAGCACCATACAAATTTTTATATTTTTTTATAATAGAAATCGCTTGGTCTCTAAATGGCACTTGACCTTTTGGGACTTGCCATTCAATAGAGGTAGCGGGTATTTTTATATCTAAACTCATACAATTCTAATTGTTCTTAATACTTCTGCATCTTCGGGAGTTGTGCCTTCTAAGTCTTTAGAAGTTTTTCTAAAATAAAAATATGCAACTCCACCCGAAAGTGCCAAAACACCTAAAATTAGCCAATACTCTTTTTTCATTTTGAAATCATATTGGTATTCAACAAAGTGTAAGTAAAAGAATTACCATACAACTTTTCAGATTCTTCACAAGCATTCATTAAAGTTTCAAAATCCGTTGAAGATGCAATTACTTGACAAGCAGCACTCCAATTGTTTACATAAACGCTAACTCCATTTGGATTTGCTCTATGGCAATTAATACCATCATTATAAGATTCAGCGGGGTTGATGTAATCAATTACTAAGTCTTTATTGTTGTCTCTGTAAGTTTCGAACTTGCCAACTTGACGTAATGCTTTGTACTTGCCTTGGTGCAAACCTAAACCCCAAACTTTTGAATATTGACCCTCTTTAATAATAGCAGTACCTCTTGGGTTAATTGGCTTCGCGAAATAATCATCTCCCGCTTCCGTAGTAGCGTTGAACTGATGGAAAATCCATTTGCCTTTTACCATATAAGAAAGAGTAATCCAATCATCGAAAAGGTTGGTTACTTTTTTAGAACTCATATTGCGGACACCTACAATATTCAAATTGTAGTCTCCTTTGTCAAACCACTTAAATCCTTGTGCTTTGACTGATTTTTCAATTATATCTTTTGTAAATTTCATAATCCTTTACCATAATAACTTATCGGCATAAAACCCATTACTTCCTTTAACATTTCTATCTTTAGCGTGTCTAGTCTTGTAGGCTTTTCTACGCAAACTAGCAGTACCTTTAGGAACGCGACCATCTGCCTCCATTTTTAAATATGTAGGATAGTCGGGATAGCCAATAGCACCAACACTAGCAACTTTTTCTTCACCTTTGAAAACATCAATCTTCTTGCCTTTAACCTTTGACGGCTTGACAACAACACCTAGTTTTTTGGCTTGTGCTTTAGTGTATTCAGTGATTCTATAAGCCATCTTCTTCCCTATAATTTTTGTGATAGTTTATCCCATTGTAAATCATAGTAGCAAATCCAACACCGATAAGTGACCATTTGATAAAGGGGTGAAATTTACCTTCCACACCTGCGTAAATCATAAGAGGCGCAACAAATATCACATCCAACATCCTAATAGGTTGTGGGTCGAAAATGTGATATACTTGTGCCCTCGTTACTTCCATTACTTATTTCTAAATGCGTTCACCGCACCTGCGGTTGCTATCAGTACTACTGCGCCTAAGATAAATCCACCAAGTCCAATGCCGCTTTTTTTCTCAACGGGTTTCTTATTGGCTGCTTCCTCTTCGGCTTTCTTTTTTGCTTCGGCTTCTTCTTCGGCTTTCTTCGCTGCTTCCTCTTTTTCTTTCTTTTCTGTTTCAGCCTTGTGTTTTGCTTTAGCCTTTTTTTCGTTCTCTAGTTTTGCAAAGTTTTGAATCTCTTGAGAAATTCTTGCATCCAATGAATCAATTTTGTTTGATTGTTGCTCAACCAATTTTTCTTCATCTTCAGTTACTTCATCCTTTTCATCTAGTTCGTCAACAAGTGAGTTGTGTGATTGAACTAAATTTTCCAAGTAAGAAATTTTCTCTTGAATTTCTTCGGGCAACTCTTGCTCGGTTAAATTCAAAACTTCTAGGGTTTTAATTACATTTTCCATTTATACAATTTTATATTCAAAATAAACAATTTAATCCTCTATTTCAAAGAACTCCTCAAAATCTTCTCTTTCAAAGGTTTCTTGACTTCCGTCTTGGAAGAAAACAGTCACTTCGGAATAGTCATACTTATCGCCAACTTTTTTGGCTTTAGCAACACCCGCTCCTTTTTTAACTTTCTTACCATATTCTTTTTCAGCATATTCTTCCGCTACTTTAACCAAATACGTAGAATCACCTAATCCACCACCCTCGGCTAAAACTCTATCGAAGTTCTTAGGATTAAGTACGTATGCTCTTTTGTAGTTCTTCATATTATCCTCATACATAGTTACGTAAGAGTTATATTCTTGTTCTCCGTTGTACCCTCTCAGCCCTAAGTAGTTTCTAAGGCTATGTTGATTTTCATCGGTAAGAATATCAGAAACTTTTTTTCTTTCGGGTTTAGTCAAATTCGAATAAATTTCATCTATACCGATGTTTTTTAACTCTTTGTTTAATTTCTTTTGAGTTGCATCAGACGAATAAATTTGTGAGCCACTTTCAATTTTTAACTTGTCCCAAACATCATAATAAAGGTCGGAAAGTTTATTGGCAACTTCTTTTACATCTACTTTTGTTTTTGTTGGAGTCTTTGTGGCACTTTTAGTTTTTTTCACGTAAACCCCATCAACTAAATCTTCGCCTTTTAAAGTAACTGATTTGCCATCTAGTTCTAAAGTAATACTAGAAATATTTCTCTTGGAAACATACTTAGCATCCTCTAAAAAGCCGCCATTCTTCATTTTATCACCATACATTTCTTCAAAAGTTTCCATATCGGTAATATTATAACCCGTACCATAAGCACTTTTCTTTGCGGCTAATCTAGTTTTGTGTTTACCTATAATAGTGATTTTCATTTTGCCATTTTCATCGAAATTTTTATCATAAACTACAAAACCACCTTCAGCCATATATCCACTATTAGCCATTTTGGGCTTTAATGTCCATTCACCCGTTTCAATATAATTATCTACTTTTTGTTTTGAAAAAGGAGATGGAGAAGACTGACCGAATCCAATTAAAAAATACTCGTCATCAGTAACCTTATCGACAATTAATTTATTACCAACTGCATTCCAAACATAATCATCTACTTTTAAAATGCCACCTTTAGCCATATAGCCACCATTGGCGTATTTATATTGTTCTTCAAATCGTTCTTGCGTAATAATAGGGTATTTTTGAGATTTAAAGTCATCTAATTTTCTACCATAATCACTTGCCGTTGAAATATCACCATTTTCAAAAATTTCAACTATTTTTTGTTCATATAAATTTGGTTGTATTCTTTTGGGTTTACCTATTCTATAAACCCCTACATCCAATTTGCCACCTTTAGCCATATAGCCACCATCATCATATCTTTTTCCTTCTTTCAATCCTTGGTAAAGTTCATACGCATTTATTTCGTCAAAATACATATCTCTTTCTAAAGGCAACCTAAATGGAGGAACTTTTATGTTTTCAAGTTCGTTACGAGAAACGCTACCTATTTCTATTTCAAACAAGTCCGTAATAGCCCATAAATAATCGGGGTCTTCGGGGTCACTATTTAAAATATACCAAGTACCTCTCCCATAAGGGTTAAAAATCTTGGCGATTACTTTTTGATTTTTTAAGTCGCTACCTTTATCGTATTGAGCGAATAATTTTTTGTCTATTGATTTTGTAAAAAGTTTCATATTAGTCGTTTCTATGTTTGTCGGTAAATAAAATTTCACCACCTTTTGCCATTTTGTTTTTAAGTTGTAAACGATAAACCTTAGCGGCTACCTTGTCCCCAACTTCTTTCGCTTCGCTCCTATCGTAAGTTTTCCCATAAAGTTTCTGATATTTATTTGGTACTTTTTTACCCTCATAATTATCTGCTACTTTGTTAGATAGTTTTTCAAATGGAGTTTGACCGCCTTTTGCGTAATGTTCTTTTGATTTTGAATCAGTCAGAAGTTCAATAGCATAGTATTCCCCTCCAGCGTTCATTTCTATTTGATTACCCTTTAAGAAGTTTGCGATTTTCTCTCTACCTTCAATATATTCTGCGCCACCACCTACTTCTATCATTAGTGTTGGTATAGAAAATCTTGGGTCGGGAGGTTTAACACCACTAATTTTGTAACTATTCGGAGTTTTAACACCCATAGAGTAAATCAAAATGGTTTTACCTATTAATTGGTCATAGTCCTCCAACGTGCCGCCATCTCCATAAGTACTACTGCTCATTCCTATCTCATAGTATTCATCTTTATCCCACAAAGAGTCCATTAATTTTTTCGCTTGTGATTTAGTCAAGTTGCTTTTTACAACTTCTTCATCGTCACTTGCGCCTTTTCTTACCCAAACAGAATATGATGCGTCCACCTTTCCACCTTTGTCAAACTTATCTAAATCAATGTTCATTTGTTGCTTTGAACTTAGACCTTGCCATTCAATAGTTAAGTATTCAAGTTTAAGACCTTTAGGGCTGAATTTTATATTCTTGTCGTCATCAGAATATGCATCTTCCATAAAGTACACCAACATTTTTTTGACGTTGAATTTTATCAAATACATACTAGAATCAACATCTCTCATTCTATCGCTTTGGTATCTTAAAATTACCTCATTCTCTTTTAAAGGCAAATGGGCATAGTAATCTAAATCAAATGCATCTAATGGATATAGGATACCTTCATTGTATCTTTTTTCATAAATCCAAGCAAAAGAGCCTATTGCTCCATTAAAACGCTTATAATATTTATTGTCGAAATTGCTATCTGAATATAAAAACTCTACTTGACCACCTCTTGCCATATAGCCACCACGCTCAAATTTACGTTTTGGTGCAGCAAATTTCACTCTTAACATTCCATCAGCATCCCGTGAGAAAGAATTAAATTCAGTGTCGGTAATATAATATTCTTTGCCATCTACTTTGATGATTTTACCACCCTCTCCCGCAACTTTATAAAAATCATTAGATAACTTTCCAACACCTAATCCTCTATAAGTTATTCTACCTTGATTAAGTCTTTCTTCAAAGTTTGGAATATCTTTAATTGATGTAACTACAATACCACCATCAGCCATATAGCCACCTTTTTCTAGCATTGGGAATTTCTTACGCTTCTTGTCGGAACGATTCACACGATTCTCAAAATAAGCCCTTTTAGCACGAATATCGGCTATTGTGGGCTTTTTGTAATTGTTTTTACCTTTAAGTCTCCAACCAATTCTCTTTGCGGGTCTTGCAGCATCTCTTTGATTGCCTTTCGCTCCTTCTTTTTCTTTTGAATCTTGAAACTTTGCCGCACGAGTTTCCGCTGCTTTACGAACATTAGCCCTTTTTATTTCTAATAATTGAGCCTTGTATTCGGGAGTTGTTTTAATTAGTACGGGTTTTTTCTCTTTCAGTTTTTCATAAAAGTCCAAAAATACTTGTTGTACTTTTTCATCTCTTTTTCTCCAATTACCATTAGCCTTCATAATCTTTTTCAAGGTTTCTTGAGCCGTAGGTGAAAGGTTCTTCCTATCAATATTTCTATATAGTCTGCTTAATTCGCTAGGAGTTTTCATATTATTTAAAATTCTAGGTTTTCGATTGCTATTTTTAAGTGTTCTAATAATTTATCTTCTTCCGACATTTCTGTTGGAGTTTGTGGTTGAGTTGTTTTTGGCTTAGGACTTGGAGTGCTTTCAATTGGAGGGTCAACTTTATCGACATCAGTATCTTTAACGGGGTTTTCATCCGTTGTTTTTTCATCGGGTTCAACCATTTGAAATTCTTCTACAACTTGCTCTTTAACTTCTTCAGCAACTTCCTCATCCTTTTCCATTTCTCTCATTTCTTCCTCCATCTTTGCCTTCGCATCATATCCATTAACAATTTCGTTTATTTTGGTAATTAATATTGATGCGCTTTCAGCAATTACTGAAGCAAACATATCTTTTTTACTGCCTTCGGGCATTTCTTCATAAATAAGTTGTAACCCATCTATGAGTTCGCCTCCTTGCTTAATATCCGTAGGCAAACTATCTATTTCGTCCTCGGTAAGATTCAAATATTTAAAAAATCTCATTATCAATTGGTATTAGTGTTGAAATATAGTCACCTATTTCACTAGTGGTTAAAATTAAATCCAAAGTTACAAAAGAACCATCTTCAACGATGTTGTAAAAAACTTGTTTAGTAAACGGAATAGAATTGTCGTTAATATCTTCAATCAAATTTGAAACAATAGTAATAGAAGTATCTATGGGGTCGGTAGATTTCATTACTTTAAACGAAACATACTTTTCAGCCCCATAAAAAGAATATAGCCTCATATTAGCAAGATATTCTTGTTTCTTTTCTCGAACTCTTAATCTTTGTGAATCGGTCATATTACGGCTAATCCTTTAATTTGATTGATAACATTTTCTATTTCTTGAATAGCAGCATCTCTAGTTCTAACTCCCGTTAAAATAATTTTTGTATTTGGGTTTAATGTATCTTCAATGCTTGAGCCAAAATCTCTTTTTTCTTGCATCAATTCAATAAACGCATTTCTCAAAAATGATTTATTATCATTAACATATCCCAAACCACTAGTCATAATGTCTCCATATCCATTTTCATCTGCAAAACGAATAATCCATCTAAAAAAATTATAACGGAAATTTCTTGCATCAGCGGTAAGTATAGACACTAAGTTAGCATCAACTGCATCGTTTAAATCTTTTATCTTTATAAAAGAAGTCATTGAATCATTTGTATCTCTACTCCAAGTATTACTTGCTCCAACATAAACTCTAAATCGCATATTTGCAGTTGATAAAATATTTAAAATGGCATTAACTGCTACACCCGTCCAAAAAATATCTTGAGCATTTACAGAAGCAGAAAATGTAGAACTAATTATAAGGTCTATCTGTGGTAATTCTTTTTCTACTTTTGGTATATAAATAAAACTCTTTTTCCAAGTAGATGAAAATCTTGGTTTGCCATCATCATTTTTTTGCTGAATACGCTCAACATCGTGTTTAGGTATTTCTGCTTCGTATTTATGAAAAAACAAAATTGAACCTTTACTATCAGTCCTTACTATTGCCTCGTCTTTATTGATATAAGTTTTTAATAAAGGTGAAAACAATTTACCATTTTTCTGAATCAATAAATGTTCGGGAACTTCAGCAACGTAAATGTGATAAAAAACTAATTTACCTTCAGATGTTTTAAATGAGCGAATAAAATTACCATCAACAATTCTTTTCAATAATGGAGAATAATATTCAAAAACTCGAATTAAACCCAAAGAGGCTAAGTCAAATGAAAAAATACCTATTTCTTGACTAGTGAAAACGATTTGCTTCTTTTGGTCAATATTGTAATTTACATTATCAACTACATTTCGTTGGATTGAATCTAATTCCGTTCTTAATCTGTCTTGAAATAAAAAACTTTGAAAAGGTTGTAAAACTTCATTGGCATTTATTGTTCCATACCAATTTATATCACTTGCATTACTTTCAACATTAGTTTTACTTGACCATCTATCATAAATTAGCCTTGCTTTATCGCTTAATCCTACTTCATTTTGATTTATGTAATCTGTAAAATCATAAAATGAATCATACAGAACGGCAGTGGCGTTCCTTCCTAAAGTACGTGATATTTTTTTAATGAATTGACTCATTAAGAAACGATGAAGTTTTCTGCAATAAGGAAGTTTAAGTTTTCTTGATAAACGGGAGATGCATATTGACGAACTTCGGGTGTAAGAGTGGCTAAGAAACCTTGCTCACCTCCATTAACAATCAAATCAATTACATCAGCAGTTAAGGTCTTTACACTATCATTTGTATATCCACTCAAACGGATTAAAGTTTGTTTAGATGCTTCGGGGAAAGCCACCAAATAAGATTCGTATGCTTTAACCACGGTTTTACCTCTATCTGTAACTTCATCACCTCTACTCTTTGCAATAGCACGAACTAATTCGATTTCAAATGCAACTCGGAAAGCAATAATAGTACGATAAGATACTAAAGCCATATTCTTCATATTGTTGGCTTCAATTATCGTTCTTAAACCTCTAGGAGTAGGTGCAGTTTGATTATTTCTAATCGCTCTTACATACTCGTGATAGTTACCTACCAACATATCATATAAGAACTGATAACGACAACTTTCTTGGTCGATAAAATCAGAATAATCTACAAAATAAACAGAACCGCTAAATCGGTCTAGCAATGATAAATCTTGCTGATTGTTACCAACATATCCCGCAGGGTTTGGTTTGTTTGGATAAGTATTACCCGTTCCTATTACCGCAAAGTTTTCATTTCTTGGTATAGGAGGTTCTGATGGGTTTGTACTATTGATGTAGGCATTAGGTCTTGTTTTAGAAGATTTTGCTAATGCATCGTTCAATAATCCCGCAGTGTTAGGGTCTAATTTTGGCATTTCATCCAAAATAAGAATTTTACCATCTCTCCAAGATAAAACCAATTTACCATCTTTGTAGCCCTCAATAGTTTGACCACCCAATATTTCTACGGGTGAAGTATATTGAGAACAATTCAATACCATAAAGTCACGATTCAATATTTCCGCTACTTTTTCGGCAGTAAAAGTATTGTGCGTAACAATATAATCATCGGTTAAGTATAAACTTGAAGGGTTAGATACTTTAATGCATCTTACTTGCTCTTTGCCTTTAAATTCAATTTTTTCAATTGACCTTTTAACCTTGTATTTAGTATTATGAGTGTACTTCTTATTGGATTTTCTAAAAGGATTAATCTCATCGGGGAAAACGCAACTCAATCTAAATGAAATATGAGTTTGTTTTTTTACCCCATTACGAGAATATGCCCCCATTCTTGAAGTTACTTTACAAGTTCCACCTAAACTTCTAACCAACTCAGCAAAATCAATGCTTAATTTTTCACTTGAAGTAGAAAATTCAAAATGAGTTGCATCCGCATATCCATCAGTATCACACAATCCTTGAAGTAAAGAAATTCTATCTTCTAAAGACCCATATAAATAAATTGATGGGATATGTTTATCAATAGATTTTTTATACAACAAATTCAAATCTCTTAACTCATTCAAGACAACATTTACTCCATTTTCACCAACTATTCCGTAAGTATTTGCTCTGTCTTGAATTACTCTTTTAGATAATTTAACTCCTTTTGGCAATAAACGAGAAACTTCATTTATAATGTTTTCATCATTATTGCAAATAGATATAGAATCAGTAGTTAAAGAACCATCGCCAATTAAAACTCCTAAAACGTAAGGGTCAATAAGAGGTTTGATGTTTGATGTAAAATTAATAGGTTTAGCAATTGGCAAATAGGCATTTGTCTTTTTGCTATCAGTAAATGGCTTGATTTCACTTAAAGGAATTACTTTACCTCTACGATTTTTATTTCTATCATTCCTAGTTTGAATTTCCCAAAGGTGCTCATCACAACATTCAGTAGTTGCTCCATCAGACGTAGTTACAATGAATACATCTTTCTCGCCTCTATCATAAACACCTTCTACTTTATAAATGTTTCCATCTTCACCAAAAACATCATCACCTACTTTTACATCGGCAAAAGTTATCCAACCTTTCGGTGTTGCAATTTTAGCAGACAATGGTTGCGCTTTTCCACCTCCCGCTTCACCGATTAAATATACGTTATTACCCGCCAAAACATCATCGATGATTGCAAAAATGTTTGGTATCATTGTAGTTCCTTTATCTAAGGTAATTTGTAAATCGTAACGAGGCAAAGTCAAAACAACTGTTTGATTTTTCTTAATTTCTTCAATAACCGAACTATCTAATTCGCTCAAAGAAATTTTACGTTTGTTTAAATAATCCTCGATTAACTTTCTTACTTCAAAAGAATCAACTCCCGTACCTTGTTGTGCTAACATCAATTGTCTAATTGTACTTAGCATAGCATCCACAACACTTTCAGAAGATTCTTTAGTTTTGCGTGTTTTTGTTGGTTTTGGAGTAGGTTCTATAACTTCTACAACTTCTGCTTTTTCTTCTTCATCAGTTGTTGTTTCGTTAACCAATTTATCAAGCCTAACCACCGCATTTCTTTTAATATTTTCGGGGGTCATTGGATTATTAATTACTCGCCTTAATGCTTCAATTGCATTATTTTTTTCTTCGATTGTCATATTTCAAATGATAGTTTTAAATCGGAAATGAATTGTTGTAGTTCTTGTTTTTCTGTTTCGTCTTCAGATACATCTAAAAGTATTTGTAAATCACTAATAAATTTAGCAATATCTACTTCTTCCTCTTGTTCTGAAGGAGGCAATGGTTCTTCACTTGTTGTCGGTTGGAAAGTAGGAAAATAGCGTTGCATAATTTTGCAAGTTCTTTCTATTTCATACATCGGAACAAGTGGCAAACTCCATCTTTCAAATCTTTGGTTCATTGATTTCCATTGGAAACCAACATCTAATAAATCGCCTTTAATTTCAGCCCATTGTTCACGATTTGGTGGAACATTTTCGTCCTTAATTAAAACGTATAAGTTGTAAGTTTTGGGTTGACCTCTATAAATTTTCCAACCATTACCACAATCTTGAATTAATTCAAATCCCTCTAAATCATTAGTTTTCTTAGGGCTCTTTCTGCTGAAAGTTTTCTTTGTGGTTTTACTTGGTTTTTCAGAATAAGTAGGAGGTGTCATATCTTTCTCCTTAGCATTCCAAGGTGGAGAATTATGAACGTGCATATAAGGGCTAAAATTGGAAATAGAAGTACCATCTTCCAATTTGGCATTCGCATCTTTACCTTTCCAATAATCGCTATATGGGTCTGCATTGTATTTACCAAATATATCAGCAAAATTATCAATATCTTTAACCCACATATCGGGGACTTCCCATAAATAAATATCTACGGAACTTCCACCCGAAAATTCGTTTGTTCTTACCCAAACTTTTATATCTCCATATTTTCTTTTGATATACTGCCTAACAACTTGGGCAATACCCGAACTACGAAGAGTGTAAGCCCCATTGTAATTGCTTACATCAACATTGTAATAAGTGTAACCATCTATTACAACATTCTTTTTTTCTTTGCCCATTATATGAAACCTCCTTGTTTCATTTTGCTCATCAGACGATGCCCATATTTTGCCATTTTAGTTCTTTTTTGATTCTTTGATTCATAAGAAGACCCTAGTTTTTTTATAACCATATAGTCCTCCATTGTTTCGCCACCAAATTTAAACATTTTACCACTACAATTGCATTGGTGTATTTCGCCCCCATCTTCAAAGGCTACACCGCCACCGCTTTGATTGATTTTAGAAAGTATTTGTCTATTGGTGAGCATTTCACCCTCAAACTCATACAATTCATCATCTTCAACCGCTTTTTTAGTAATGATAACTTCACCCCCCTCTACTTCTATTGGGCTATTAGTAGATATGTTCCACGCCTTTATGCCACCATCAGCGTGTGAACGACCCTCGAAGTATCCTCCTTTTTTAGCATCGTTTGTTTCTCCTTTTTTATGTTTAACAGTACCGCCTACTTCATATTTATCTTCTGAAATAATCGTTTCGTTAATTTTTGTATTTATAGGCTCTAGTTGATAGCCTTGCATATTCAACACTTTTTTCAAGTGTGAGAACTTTGCACTTGTATCGGGTAACATAATATTCTTTTCTACCGAACCGCCTTCTTCGTATCGAATATCATTTATCATTGGATTGAACTGAGTATTAAGCCCCCAAGCCAATTTTACTTGATTTGAATTGAAAATAGTATAAGCCCTAGTAAATTGCCCCTTCTCGCTAAAATCGAATTTCTCATAAAGTTCTTCCCCATATAAAATACTATCAAATCCAAAACTTTCTAGCATTTTCTTAAAATACCCTTGGGAATCACGCGACATAAGATACCAAAATGGGAATTTTTCGTCTTTTTCAAAGGCTACACCAACTGACCAAGTAATAAAATCTAATACTTGAGGACTATCTTTGCTTTCAACACCATTTAAAGGGAAAATACGAGTAATAAAATCTTCAATCCAATTGACTAATGTTTTCCTAGCGAAACTATTAATCATAAAAGGCTTCTTAACACTTATGAAGCACTTATACATTATAGTTTTTGAAAATTCTTTACTATATTCTTTGTTTACGGCAAAATATGCGTAAGGTCTAGTTGAACCCGTTACTTCTGTCTTAAACTCATAAAACTTCTCATCCGCTTTTGTCCCGTGATAAACTACACTAGGCTCAAGTGTATCCCCATCAATGCATTTACTTACCCCTTCATAACTCTTTTTAAAAGTAAGTAAATCATTGAAATTGTATGAGTTTTCATAAACTTTATCACCATTTTCGGGATAATTCTCTTTGAAAGTTCTTTTTACATCTTCAAGGAATTTATCAACTTCATTTTTTTCAGTGAGGATATAAATCTTAGCCGCTTGTTCCCAATCTCCGAACCAATTTTTAAATGCAGTTGTACGCACGATTAATTGTTCAACGTAGGTTAACTTAGATTTCACCCCCGTTGGAGTCGCTATTTCAAAAGCAGCGGAAACCTTTCCACCTTTCTCCATAGTGCGCTTTACTCTTTCATATTCTACATCGTAGCGATTCATAAAATTACACAAATATAATTATAATAAGTCATCATCTTGAATGTAAGCCTTTTTTACGGGTTTGCCACTCTTTTTCATTAAAAATTTATTTAACCTAGCCAATCCCCACGCTTGTCTTGAATTCGGCATTCCACCACTGATTGTAGGTCTATGAGATTTAGAATAAGCCCCCATACCTCTACGAACAACCGCTTTTGCAGTTGCTAGTGTAACTTTATTATCGGGATATTCTTCGTTATGCTCATCTACTTTATTCTTTATTGATTTCGTTAATTGAGGTGTGAATGTTATCCTATTGACTTTGGAAGCAGCACTACCTTTAACATTCTTTTTACTTCCATAAATTCTTTCTGAAATGGGAGCGGGAGTTTGAGCAATAGTTCTTCCACCTCTTTTAAATCTTATATCGGCATTTTCTGAATCAAAAGTTGTATTGCTACCATCTGCAAGTTTTATTTGGTTAGAATTAAATGTAATGTATTGTTTACCTTCATTGAAGCCATCTACATAAACATACTTTGCAATAATTCCATCATTAGATTTATTTTCTTCTAATTCTAATAATTCTGAATCAATCTCCTCAAAATATTTTGGTTTTTTCACATTCAAAAAAACCTCGTAAACTTTTGAATTATCCCCATATTTATACTTGGCAAAATCTTCAGCAATATATTTTAATGGTGAAAAATAATTTTTACCAATGGATGTTTTAAATACATTTATTCCTTTTATACTTCCGTGATAAACCACCAAGGGCTCACCATTTTCATCTACAACTTTACTTGCATTTTGGGGGTCATTCTCCCAATCGCCAAACCACGCCTTGAATTCGGGAGTACGCACTAAATGCCACTGCTCGTGATTAAGATTGCTAGGTTTCCCATTGGGTGCTAAATGTTTGCTCATATCGCCTCCCAAATGCATTTTCTCAATCTTATCTAATCGGTCATAATAATCGGGGAATTCAACTAAATGGTCTAATGCAGTTCTTCTAGCAACTTGTTTTGAAGTAGTGTGCTCATATTCGTGCTTAATACCCTTTCTTAGTTGAGGCATCAATTCTTGAGCCGTCATTCCGTGTAATTTTGCCACATCAGCAAGATTCATTCCCTTTGATTTACTACCTTTTTGCATTTGATTTTAGTTGAAATTGAATTAAATATTTTCACTTAATTAGTTTTATTAACATTGAAAACATCAGAAATTCAAGCATTTACAATGGTTCATTAATTTATCCACTAAAAATAAATTACAATAAAAAATAGAAGATACTTGAATTAAGAGCATTTAGTGGATATTTGTAAAGTCAAATATAAAAAAAATTGACAAAACTTTTATGAACGGATTTTTCGACATTAAAAGTCCTAATTGGTTAGGTGGTGTGAATGTTCACAACACTGTTACCATTGCGTTACTCGCTTACCTCGTTTACAAAAATCGTTAATCGGTTTTTATTAAAACGGTTTGTCTGAGCAACCCCCAAAAGGATGAGGAAGTGGGTCATACGGAATGTGTGACCCTTTTCTTTTAAAGCAACTTATCTAATTCATCACTTGACATAACATCACAATAAATTGGAGTGTGTTCCCCAACGTATGCGTTCCAAGTATTGAATTCTAAAAATTCAATAGCCTCATCTTCGGGCATATCACTACATAGTATTTCAACCATTTTTTGTTTTGAATAAATGATACGTTCATTAATTTCATCAATTCCAATAATGGCTTCATCAAATCCATCTGCTTTTAAGTAACTCATAATAATTTTATTTGTGTTGTTGTTTGGTGATTCGCGTCATATCTTTTATTATCTCCTTTTGGGTAAGGCTCTATTGAGTAAGGCAATTCCTTTAACATTTGTTTTTTCTCCCTTTTGTCACCTAAAAAGTAAAAGTATCTATGCTTACGTGGTCTTTCTTTCATATAAAGCCTATCGCCAAATTTATCCTTTAACCATTGAACGCGATTTTCCTTACCCCTTGACATATCAAAAATACTTGCCCCGTGTAAGTGCTCCATACCCTTAACCATATAATCCATAAACTTTGCCGACAATCCCGTATAAATCCAATTAGTTGCTTGATATATGTATCCTTTATGGTTGTGTGAAGTATCAGCATAAGAAACTAATACAATCGGTTTTGGCATAAAGGAGAATGTTTGTGCTACAAAATAACTCAATGTGTTTTTAGGCAAATTTTCATTAACAACTAACCGATTCAATTCAAACAATTTAAACGATGGAAATAAATTTCTTAAAACAGAACTAGCGGGTGTACCATAACTACAAACACCAATGAGTAATTCTTTATCATACAATCCAAAACAATATTCTATTGGTGGAATTCTATGCGCGTAATGCTTTTTAAGAAACCATTCCTTACAATCTTGATAGTCAATGGGTTTTACTTCGTAATCCATTTCAAAATAGTTTCAGTTGCAACTTTTTAATTTGCTCATTTTGTTCGGGAGTAGCCAACATAACATATCTAACATAAGTAGAAATATTTCCGTGTCTATCGTGGTCTTGAATATCGTAAGAATCAATTAAGAAGCCTTCGCCCCTAAGATTAAAAATGATTGCTGCTAATCTCGTAGCACCATACATTTCAATTGCTTCCCAACTAGTAATTAGTTTATGCTGAAGCAAGTGTCTCTTTACTAATTCGTGCTTTGTCATTATTGTATGGTAGCATCGTGAAAGACCTTCATATCGGGTCTTTTTTCTTTGATTTTTTCACAAGCCTCTTCAAAATTAGTTGCACGAACTAAAATGAAATTGTTTAAAACTTCAATACCACAAGCAATAAAGTAGTATTTTAAATCTTGAGCATCCGTTTGATTATTATTTTCCATTGGTCTGCAATTTTATCCCATTCATATTCAGCCATTTTTTCTTCGTAGTTCGGCTTAAAACTACCACTAGTTACATCATTATAAACTTCAACCATCCTTTGAGCCACTTGTGTTGGGTTACTCTTAAAACGAATGTTTTCAGCATCCTCAATTTGGAAGTGCCCCCAAAGGTCATCTAATGCGTAAACTAATTTACCATCATTTGTAATTTCACTGATTGAAGTATGTATTGGGGAAATTATTGGCAATTTAACTGCCATCGCTTCGGTAATAGTATTGTGGCAAACGATACCATTTGCTACAAAACTATGACTCTCATCTATACACAAATCAAGCATTTCTTGATGTTGCTCTATAAATTCAATTTTGTTTACTTTAACAAAATAATAACAATAATCTTCAATAAATTTAGGCTTATGTTTTCTAAATTTTACTTCATTTTTGATAGTATTTCTCATCAATAATAAATCATCTTCAAAAATTTTATTATTAAAATTATCTAAACTATCGCGGGTTACACTAACATTAAAAATATTTCTTTTTTCATTAAAATTGATACTAGTCATAATATTAAATGATAATAAAATAGACCTAATTTGAAAAGCAAGACTTTGACTAATAGTTGAAAATGAAATAGTATTTTTCGATGCTCTAATGTAGCCATCTCCTTGAAAATATCCTCTTATTAAATATTTTATTTTTTTATGATTATACAAAATAGAAGGTATTTTTTTATTTTTTGCGTGAACACCGAATAGTGCTGCAAAAAAGTGGCTTATAACTTGGCTATTACATCTTACTCTACATTTGTTATTACCATTGTCTTCAATCATTGAATTAATACCAAATGTATTGTCGCAAATATTTTTAATGAATTGTGCTTTTGTTTGAAGCAAAGATTTGTTCAAATCGAATTCAATTCTACTACCTTTAGAGTTTGACCCTTCAGCGATATACCATCCAAAAACTTCCATAAGTTCATCGGTTATATTGATAAATCTGTTGACTTTAATTGGTTCATTTTTAATAAATCCATCCTTTATTAAATTTTCTGACAATTCAATTATTGAAAGATTTGTAGTTTTCTTTCCTTTTATTAACAATGAAATTGCAGTTTCAACACTATGTTTAGATACATTATATCTTTTTTGAATAGAAGAAATACTCCAATCTTTTGAAATTGGTGAATAACCTAATTTACACCAAATAAAATTTTCATCGTATTGAAATTTTTCTTTATCAATAAAATTAAGTAAATCTATTCTGTCAAAACTCATTTTCATTATGTTAGGTTTTCCTAATGC